AGCAATCTAAAAAATGATCTAGGCATATAAAAATGGCAACAATAGACTTAAATGCCTTGTACAATGATTTGGCATACACAGGCAAGACTATCAATAAAAGTTCTCAAAAAGAAGACACAGCAGAACCAAACAGACTGCATCAGTATGCTTCCTACAACTATGTATGGACGTTGTCGGCATTGTCACAAGATGATCTTAGAAAGCCTGAAAAAATAAAAAAGGAATCACCACACGATGTTATTGCTAAGAGTTCTGGCATAGGTCCAGAAGGAAAATTTTCAGAATTCAACAGAGAAGGAGTAGCAAACTCAGCCAAGTCAACAGTAGACAACGAAGACAACGGCACAGTGTACAGTGATTTCAAACACAAGGATGGTTATATCAAGTCCAGAGAAAAATCGGACGAAATCTTAAGAAGGGGACATGATATATTTTTTGAAAAAGTATCTATAAATGCAGTGCATCGACCTAACGAACAAAGGAAGATGATGAATTTTACTAAGATAGAAATGATCATGCACGAACCATATGGTGTTACACTTTTTGAAAAAATGAAAGCTGCTGCTTTCAATAACAAATTTTTAGATCACGTAGATGCACCTTATCTCTTGACATTGGAATTTAGAGGATATGACAACATAGGCAATCCACTAAAACTTATAACCAAGAGAGTTTTACCAATTAAAATCACCAATGCAGAGATGGAGATCAATGCAGGAGGCACAATTTACACAATAACTGCTGTGCCGTGGACGGAATTTGCCATGACGGACAGATATCTGTACATCAGGGGATCGGGTAATATTTTTGGCAACGTGGAAAGAGGAGGCACCTTGGTTGAAGCCATGGATAAATTGTCAGCAGTTCTCAATAAAATGCAGGACGTGGAGATAGAAAAAAAATTAAGAGACAAAAAAGACACCTACGTAATAAAAATTGAGAACAATATTCCAGTGACCAACAGCAAAGCCTGGAACTTTAATCTTTCAAATTTGACAGGGACCAAATTTCCAGTCAGCGTGAGGCCCAACGAAAGTATAGCCAAGGTGATTTCTGACTGCGTGCAAAAAGCTGATAGTTTTAGAAACATAACTGATATAGTTAAAAAATATTGGATAGAAATAGGAGAACAACAAGAAGCCAAATACAAGCAGACAGAAGCTCAAACAGAAACACAAACAAAAGAACCCTACGTGCCGTGGTTCAAGGTTGTGACCAACGTGGAAACAAATACTGCAGAATTTGACAGAAGAACAGGCATGCATCCAAAAACAATCACTTTTACAGTGATACCATATGCGGTGCATGTGATGAATTTTACATTGCCAGGATTGAGTGCTTCACCATTATGGGGAAAGACTGTGAAAAAGAGATACAATTATATATACACCGGAGATAATCACGACATATTGGATCTAAAAATAAATTATAAATTTGGATACTTTCAAGCAGCATTAGTTGACGGTACAGGAGCCGATGGTTCAAAAACAGGTAGAGATGTTAAAGATCTTTCCTGGCAAGATCTTTATCAAAAATTTGGATCTGTAGTTCAAAGTCAACCAGAACCGCTGTTGCCACTACGCAGATACCCTTCTTACACTAAATCAGCTGATCCTTCTTCGGGTAAAAGTCCAAGCACAACTCAGGTAGATGAATTTTATGAATATCTAACAGCGCCCATGGGAGACATGGTCAATGTACAAATGACTATACTGGGAGATCCTGCTTTCATAGGACAAGATTTTGCACTGCCCAACGAATCTAAAGGCAGTACAAGCAAATCTACCACAGTCACATCTACATTCGATGGCAAGGCTTGGGACGAAGAGTTAGGCTGTTTTAACTACGATCAAGCAGAGCCGTTTGTTACATTGGATTTTAGATTCCCTACAGACATAGATGAAAAAAAGAGCGTGATGAATTTTAAAAATTTAGAGAACATTGTTTTTAGTGGATTATATAAAGTAGCACAAGTAGAAAGCATTTTTGACAGTGGAAAATTTACACAAGTATTGGATTTGGTAAGATTTAATAACCAAGGAAAACAAATGACGGCGGTTAGCACATTGCAAGAGTTGAATAAACAATTTGATAAAGCAAATGCAAAACCGAAAGACATTACTGTATCACCTAATATTTCAGATACAGAAGGATTTACTAATTAAAAACATATGACTATATACGGAGACGCATCAACACCCAATAAACAGTTTAGGACCACTCAGTATACTGAGATCAATCCGGGTCCATACATAGGCATTGTCAAAGACAATGTAGATCCTACCAGAATGGGAGGATTAAAAGTAATGATTCCTAGCTTGTCAGGTACAGATGAAGGTCCTTCTGATATGCTATATGACGTAAAATATTTAACACCTTTTTATGGCGCTAAGAGTCCCAGCGCTACTACTAAAACCAGTCCCTATGACTTTGATGACAGTCCTCACAGTTATGGAATGTGGATGGTTCCACCCGATATTGACACTAGAGTGCTAGTAATATTTGTAGAAGGAAAAGTATCAGAGGGTTTTTGGTTTGGTTGTGTACAGGATCCTTACACCAATCATATGATACCAGGTATCGCTGCTAGTCCTCACACTGCTTTGGGAGCAGATGGACGATCAGATGATTCTAACGAAACAGTAGAAAGCACATATGGAACTAAAGAGGTACCTGTTTCTGAAGTTAATAGAACCACGTGGACCGCAGCAAGCAATGTTGGAGGACTTGATAAACTTAAAAAGCCTGTGCATCCTTTTGCTGATACATTGAAAAGACAGGGATTAATAAAAGACACAGTGCGTGGCACTACAACTAGTTCTGCTAGAAGAGAAAGTCCTAGTGCAGTATTTGGAATTAGCACTCCTGGAAGAGTAGATAGAAAAAGCAAAAAGAAATTTAAATTAGGACCCACAGACGCTAATCCTGAAAGACCTGTAGTGAGAGAAGCAGGTCACACATTCGTGATGGATGATGGTGATGCTGCAGGTAATAATGAACTGATTAGACTGAGAACTAGCAGTGGTCATCAATTATTAATGCATGATACTAAAGGTGTGATATATCTTGCGAATGCATCAGGCAATGTTTGGATGGAATTTAGCGCTAATGGGGGTATTGATATCTATTCTGGACACACTATTGCAATAAGGTCAGTGGGTGACATTGATTTACACAGCGATAATAATATTAACATGTTTGCTAAAGGACAAATAAAAATGAGCGCCATACAGAAATTAGTATTGGATGGCGGGTTGATACAGACCTATTCTGATACCGATACACAGATACAGTCAGGAGGATCGTTCACTAACAAAGCGATAAGTGGATCGATTATATCCTATGCTGGCATGTCTCAATTACATATGGCAACTGGTCAGCATCATTTAACTGGTGAACAGGTACATTTCAATAGCACCTATACCAATCCAAATATGATAGTCACATATGAAAGGACACCATTCTATGATCTCAGCGGTACAGGAACGTTGAGAGAAGACAAACCAGATGTAGATGTGACAAAAAAAGCATTCAATGCTCCTTTAGAATGGACACCTACAGGAAACGTATCCATGTCAGGACAACGAGTTCCAACACATGAACCATTTCCAGGACACTGGGATGATATTGTGTCATTTGCAGGCACCGAAGATGATACAGACTGCAACGTACCAGGCACAGTAGGATTCCTCGCACAATTAAACAGAGACAGTGATAATCCAACTTGTAGGATTGGACAGTTTCAAGCAGATTTAGCAGTACATATGAAAAAATTAGATCTTCCTGTGACTGACGTAAAAGCTCTATCACAAGCCGCAGAAGATTATGCTAAAACTTATTTGGATAGATTTCCTGCAACGACAACAGGACCATTCAACATATCACCTTTAGCAGAAGGCGTAAGCTCAACCATTCAGCAAACTGTTGAATCAGTTACTGGAGGATCATTAAATTTATTAAAAGACCAAATATTTGTAAATCAAGGAGGAGTATTGTTTACGACAGGCAATTTATCACAAGCTATCACAGGATCAGTTACAGGAGTGATAAATGATTTAAGCTCAGGCAAAGGAGTGTTTTCCACAGCAGGCAATGTGTTGGGAGGAGTGCAGGGAGGATTGAACAATCTACAAAATTTAGCCGGTAATGTAGCAAATCAAGCACTGGGAGGAGTGACTAATAAAATAGGAGGAATCATTGCTCCAGGTGTGAGTTCTTTAGGTAAAGTAAATAACATAGCAGGTCAAGTAAATGTTGTGAATGACATTTATAAATCTGTAATGGGTACTAACATTACGTCGGTAACCCAGATTAGGAGCGTGGTAGGCATGATAGGTAATCAGGTAACTTCTACAATAGCTTCTGTAGGCAGAAGTATAGGTAAAATATTTGGATTTTAAAAATGAGTGAAAGAGACAACAGTAATTTTATAGCTGGCGGACAGCAGACCTTTAGAGGGTTTAGCTCACGAGCCGATAAAAGCAATTATAAATTGTATGATTTTGAATTGATCAAACAGGATCTTATCAATCGATTAAGTGTAAGAAAAGGAGAACGAGTAGAAAACCCTGATTTCGGTACTATTATCTATGATGTGCTGTTTGAACCATTAACAGAAGCAACCAAACAAGCAGTAGCAGACGATATTGCGCAAAATCTCAATGCTGATCCTAGATTGAGCACTAGAGAAATATTGGTAAGTGAATCAGAGCACGGAATATCGGTACAGGCTACTATTACCTACATACCCTACAACATAACTGAAAAACTTACCTTTAGTTTCGACGAAAACGCTGCTTTGCGCCTTTCTTAATCTACGCATATAATAAAATCAATAAATATCCATAGTTTAAACTATGGCCATCACTGACAGACAAAATCGCTTGCTTGTAGCCGAAGATTGGCGCAAAATTTACACTGCTTTTCAACAGGCAGATTTCAAATCTTACGACTTTGAAACACTACGAAGAACCATGGTGGCCTATCTCAGAGAAAATTATCCAGATGATTTTAATGATTTTGTTGAGAGTTCAGAATATGTAGCGCTGATAGATCTCATCGCTTACATTGCTCAGAGTTTGAGTTTTCGAGTGGATCTAAATGCAAGAGAGAATTTTTTAGAAACAGCAGAAAGAAGAAACAGTATTTTAAGATTAGCAAGATTGATCAATTACAATCCCAAGAGAAATTTATCAGCTACCGGACTTTTAAAAATAACTGCAATATCTACATCTGAAGATGTTAGAGACAGCAGTGGAAATAGTTTAATAAATTCCACAATTGTTTGGAATGATCCTTCTAATACAAACTATAGAGAGCAATTTATTACAGTGTTGAATGCTGCTAATGTAGATGGACAGAAATTTGGTAAACCAAAAGAAAGTGATTCAATTGGAGGTACACCCACAGAAGTTTATACATTAAATTCCAACAACACCGATGTTCCAGTGTTTGTCTTTAATAGATCAGTTAGTGGAATTACTAGACAGTTTGAAATAATTCCGTCCACTATTTCTAGTTCAGAATCTATATACGAGCAAGATCCTATTCCTGGAACAGGTTTTACATACATGTACAGAATAGATGGAGCAGGTGATACCAGTCCTAACACAGGATTTTTTGTTCTGTTTAAACAGGGATCTTTAGGCAGCACAGAATTTTCAATCAGTCAACCAACTACAAATTATGTGCAACCTATCACAATCAATAATATTAACAACACCGACCTTTGGTTATACAAGTTAGACGATTTCGGTCAAATAGAAAAATTATGGACTAAGGTACCAGACCTATCTGGCAGCAACGTGATATACAATAGTTTGGCATCTGATGTGAGAGACATTTATAATGTTGCAACTAAAAACAACGATACCGTTGATCTAGTGTTTGGGGACGGAAATTTTTCTAACATTCCTTTAGGAACTTTTAGATTGTATTACAGAACCAGCGACAATGCCAAATATTCTATACAATCAGCAGACATGCAAGGTATAAGTTTTGTAGTGCCTTATCTAGACAAAGCTGGTGGAGAACAACAACTCACGGTGACTTGTGCTCTACAACAGTCAGTTTATAATTCAGCAGCATCAGAATCAAATGATAGTATTAAGACCAAAGCATCTCAAGTGTACTATGCTCAAAACAGAATGATCACTGCAGAAGATTACAATGTGGTACCATTAGCAGCATCTCAAGAAATTATCAAACTCAAAGCGAGCAATAGAACAGCAAGCGGAGTTAGTAGATCAAGAGAAATTATTGATCCGACAGGTGCTTACAGTAATGTTTCTGTATTTGCAGATGACGGAATATTATACAGAGAAGAAACTATACCACAATTTACTTTTACATTCACAAACAGAAATGAAATATTAGATATTATTAATAGATTAGTCGAAGGAAAATTAAAAGAAGCATATTCGAGACAATTTTTTTATTTAAAATATGGAACCAAAGATTTAAGCGCCTTATCGGCCAGCTGGGTCAGCACTACCACAGGAACCAACACTAATACAGGATATTTCAATGGAGCCGGACCACTGACTCTGGGAGATTATTCCACAAGTAATTTAAAATATGCTAAAGTAGGAGCTTTGGTTAAATTTACATCTCCGGATACTCGCGAATTTTTAAATGGAAAATTAGTTACTCTAGGTACAGATTTAGCAGAAGACAGAGCTTGGGCAAAAATAGCAGGAGTAGTATTGGATGGCGCTAATCAGGGAGAAGGCAATTTAGAAAATGGTCAAGGACCAGTCACATTGAATGATATAATTCCAAACAACGCAGTGGCCAGCGCCGTGTATCCTCCATTCACAACCATATTTGACACAGAATTAAAAACAGATATCATAGATAGAATAGAAGCCTATGAAGAATTTGGATTGAGATTTGATGAAGAAAACTCGTTATGGAGAGTAATCACAGGAGTAAACCTAAGCAGTCATAATGATTTTTCTCTAGACTATACCGGTGATACATCACAAAATAATTTAGATGCCAGCTGGTGGTTTAAATTCACAACAGATGGCAGCATATACACAGTGACCTACAGAGGATTAAATTATATCTTTGAGAGCGAGCAAGATAACAAATTTTATTTTGACAAAACCGACAGAGTGTATGATTATATCACAGGAAAAACAGTTAAAGATGTGGTAAAAATATTAAAATCTAACACTGTACCCAGCACAGGATTAGGCATAGGATTCCCGATTGATTGGCAGATTGTGGACACAGTGGAAGAAGCAGACGGATATCAAGACAATAGAAAAGTCAAAGTGGGATTTTATGACGATGATGATGATGGAGTAGTAGATAATCCAGATATTTTTGATATTATTGTGGAACCCAACGTCAACGTTAGTACAAAATTTGTATTTTTTGAAAAATATTTAGGTTACAATGACATTGAAAGATATAGACCATACGATGCCAGCAATTTCGTTGTGACTCAAAACGAATCTTCTATCGTATTACCTGGAGCATACGAAGATGGACAATTATTTTATTTTTATGATGTTGATGAAGATGTTATCAAACAATTTAATGCTGAATCTATAACTTTAGAAACCACCACAGATTATATTGCAAGAAAAGGTAGAAGCAATATAGAATTTTTGTACAAACATACTGCTAGTCAAAATACAAGAATAGATCCTGCACAGACTAATATTATGGACATTTATGTTTTAGAAAGAACCTATGATCAATTATTTAGAACTTGGCTAAGTCAAGGGGGAGAAAAACCGTTACCTTCAACTTCAGACCAATTGAGAATCAGTTATGCTGCTGGTCTTAATCCTATCAAAGCATTATCAGATCAACTAGTATTCCATCCTGTAAAATATAAAGTGTTATTCGGTATACAAGCAGATGAGCAATTTCAAGCCACATTCAAAGTGGTCAAGAATGCATCAACCAATGTAACCAACGCCGTGATTAAAACTCGAGTAATTCAAGCAATCAACGAATTTTTTGCACTGGACAATTTTGATTTTGGTGATACTTTTTATTTTACAGAGCTTGCAGCTTATATTCATACTCAACTTGCTCCTGATCTACTAACAGTGGTTATAGTTCCAAATCAAGCAGGACAGGGATTTGGTTCATTGTTCCAAATCAGTGGAGCAGCAGATGAAATTTTTGTTAATGGAGCCACAGTTGATGATGTGGTAATTATTGATGCTATCGGAGCCAATCAATTACTAGCCAGCGGCAACGTGGTTACAAACACTACTGGATTGACCACTAACACGAGATCGACTTCTGCAGTATCATCTGTAACAATTTCTAAATTAGGTTCTGGATCTAGTACTGGCAGCAGCGGAACAGGATACTAATAATGGCGGACAGACCTCTAGACAGCCAATCAAACTATGATGTGGTTACTGATGAAAATGGTGTAACCCTTCGAAGATCAGTTGCACATCTACCCACTTTTTATAGAACAGACGTCAACGAACGATTCTTAAGTTCTACACTAGATCAATTAATCCAACCAGGCAGTTTGGTTAGACTAGATGGGTATATTGGTAGAAGAGATTCTTACACTAGATTAATCACAGATAAATTTATCGAATCTGGTATTGAAGACAGAGACAGTTATCAGTTAGAGCCCACTGTAACCTACACAGACAAAGATACTTCTTCAATCAATCCAGAAGATCAAGTAAAGTTTACTGCTACCTATGATGATTATATCAATCAAATAAAATTCTTTGGCGGTAATGTAAGTAATCATGATAGACTTAACAAAGAAAAAGTTTATTCTTGGGATCCAGCTATAGATTTTGACAAGTTAATAAATTACAGAGAATATTATTGGTTGCCAGAAGGACCAAATCCCATATTAATAGCCAATAACGGAACCAACACAGTGTCTGAAATTACAGTAACACACACTGGACAATCTGCCTATAATTTTGGAATATATCCAGGAATAAACAATCCATCGATCACTCTATCTAGAGGCAATACCTATAAGTTTATTTTAGACACACACGGTCATCCTTTCTACATAATGACAGAACCATTTAAAACTGGTATAGCAGAAGATGGCAGTACATCGGTGATATACAGCACAGGAGTGTCAGGCAACGGCACAGAGAAAGGCACATTAACTTTTACCGTGCCCACAGGTGCTCCTGATGTTCTATACTATCAATGCGGAAATCATCAGAGCATGCAGGGTATATTCACGATTAGAACTATAAGTGAAGCAACCAAAATAGATGTTGAACACGAAATCATAGGAACAAAAAACTACACCCTAAAAACAGGAATCAAATTATCAAACGGAATGAAAGTGAGATTTGAGAACAACGTTGCTAATTCCGCCTATGCCAACAAAGAATTTTATGTTGAAGGCGTAGGATCATCAATTACATTAACAGACACAGCAAACTTAATTGTGACAGGATCATACACTGAAGAATCTACAGAACCATATGATGGTGTACCCTATGCTGACAGACCCTACTCAATCAGTTTTTATAGACCAGTAACACCCGATTACATCACGATCAAGAGAGACAGCATCGATGGCAATGCTTGGAGCAGATACAACAGATGGTTCCATAGAGCAGTGATAGAAGCTACTGCTGTCGCGAATGGATACACACCTGTACTGTTAGAAACAGACAGAGCCAAACGGCCCATTATAGAATTTGATTCTGGATTATCTTTATTCAATCACGGAACCACTGCCAAGAAATCAGTGACCTTGATAGACACAGTGACCACGGATGTCTTTTCAAGAATGGTTAATCAAACAGGATACATTGTGGACGGAGTGCCCCTAGTGGATGGCATGAGACTGCTAGTTACCGGAGACACAGATCCTTTAATTAATAACAGAATTTATTTGGTTAATTTTGTCAGTGTGGCAGGAGCAGAAGTAACCACACTGAGACTAACAGAAGATTCGGATGCTCTGCCATTAGATGGAGATGCAGTAACAGTTGAATTAGGAGCAATCAATCAATCAAAAACTTTCTATTACAGCACCGTTGAAAGAGCATGGATAGAAGGACAATCTAAAATAGATGTTAATCAACCACCATTGTTCACATTGTTTGATGAAAATCATAAAGCATTTGACGACGATAATGTGTACCCAAATTCTACTTTTACAGGATCCAAACTATTTGAATACAAAATTAGTTCAATGGCTACAGAAGATCCTATATTAGGATTACAAATAAAGTATAACACAATAAAAAATGTAGGTGATATTGTTTTCACTTCTGATTTTGCCACAGGATCTTTTCAATACAATATCGATGATAAATCTTACACAAAAAATTTTAACACAGGACATGCACATCAAATTCTTTCTAGAGACAATCATGTCAGCAGATGCGGATGGATAGAGAGGAAAGAAGAGAGTAGACAGCGAGTTACAAGACTATTTACAGTGACTAGAGATGAATTAAAGCTATTTCCTGTAGATGTTTTTGAAAACAGTAAATCGTTATCTGATTTATCTGTAACAGTGGATGTGAATCATATCACTCAAAATTTAGGCACAGATTACACTCTGGTAGACGGATTGACCTACAAATATGTAAAATTTGCCAAAGACTTAAATGTAAACGATTTAATTAAATTAAGTTGTTACAGTTCAGCAAAAAAAATTCCAAGTAAAGGTATATATGAAGTATCTGAAAACATATCAGTAAATCCGTTCAATGCACAACTGTCTGATTTTACATATGGACAGATATTAAATCATGTACACGACATCAATGAAAAAAATGTTGAGATGATAGGTGATACTCCTGGCAGTAGTAATCTAAGAGATATAGGCAATGTAAGATTAGAGGGAGGTACTATAATTCAACACAGTGCTGCTCTACCGCAGGCTATGTTTTTATTGATAGATCAAAATGCCAATGTTATCAAATCGATAGAATACTGTAATAATGAATATCAAAAATTTAAAGAAACGTTTCTAGCTAACACACAAGGATCATCGCATGAAGGTTTAATTTTGAATAGGGTAGACGAAATAATTAAAAATATTTCTAATAATAAGAATGCAAGTTTTCCTTTCTATTATGATGACATGATGGGACATGGAGAAAATCTCACGGTGAGAAATTACACAGTGCAAGACTCAGAAGAAACAGAGTATGCGATTGATTCACAATTTGATGTAACCACCACTAGCAGAAGAGCAGTATATGTATACCTCAATGATCAAATATTACTGTTGGGATATGACTATAATTTTAGCACCGAATCAGATGGTGTAACTATAACAGCCACTTTAGCTGCCGGAGATAGAATAACAATCAAAGATTATGCAAATACTGCAGGCAGTTTTGTTCCGTCAACACCAACAAAATTAGGAATATATCCAAAATTCAAACCTGAAAAAATTACTGATAATACCTATAGAACACCTGTGGATGTTATCATAGGACACGATGGCAGCAGAACTGTTGCTTTTGGAGATTATCGAGATGATCTTTTATTAGAGTTAGAAAAAAGAATTTACAACAATTGTAAAACAGCATTCAATTCGGAGTTATTATCTGAAGATGATGTAAGACCAGGAGTATTTAGAACCACAGAATATAACAACAGCGAAATTGATAACATATTGAGCTTAGATTTTTACGCCTGGGCAGGACAGAATGGTATAGAATATCAAAACAATTTAAACTACGATGAAAATGATTATTTTACTTTTAATTACAGCAAGAATAAAAATATCATAAACGGTGAGAAGTTACCTGGATACTGGAGAGGCATATACAAATATTTCTATGACACAGATAGACCACACACTCATCCATGGGAAATGTTGGGTCACAGTGAACGACCGTCTTGGTGGGTAGACACCTATGGTCCAGCACCTTATACTTCGGGTAATGAATTATTATGGAATGACCTAGCAGCGGGTTATGACACAGGATTAGAAGAAACTGTAAACAAATACAAGAGACCTGGACTATTAAACTATATTCCAGTGGATGATACTGGTAATTTAAAATCGCCCATCGCTATTGGTTTAATAGATCAATATCAAAATCTTGGAATCAACGAACGTTGGAAGTTCGGAGATCAAGGTCCTAGTGAAACAGCATGGCGCAGAAGCAGTCAATATCCTTTCAGCGTAATCAAATTATTAGCATTAACTAAACCAGCCAAATTCTTTGGATATTTTTTAGACAATAGTAGATTAAGAAAAAATGTAGCAGGAAATTATGTTAATACTGAAACACAAGTAGCACCAACTTTAGAATCAACCACATACTATTTAGAAACAACCAGCGGATCCACACCAAATATCACAGCTGGATATCAGCCGTTTATTGTCAACTATTTGATTAAAAATGGATTAGATCCTGCCATATTCTTTTATGATAAAATGAAAAATCTCAATGTGCAATTAGCATATAAACTGGGAGGATTTACAGATAAACAAAATTTAAAAATTTTAACAGACAGTGTGAGTCCAGGCTCTACGTCAGGATCTCAATTTATTCCTGACGAAAACTATAAAGTTTTATTTAGAATCAGTAATCCTGTTAGAGATTATGATTATTCGGGAGTATTAGTTGAATTGAATTCCAATGTTACTAGCGATGGTAGCACTCTTGAAGGAGGCTACAAAGTTATTGGATATAACACAATTAAACCTTATTTTAGAATTCGAAAACCTATAGAGAATAATAATGCTCATTCAATTTCTATCGGAAACAGCAGTGCAATCATCTATAATGATTGGAGTGAAAATGAAACTATCGTTCCTTATGGCACTGTGTTTAACACCACACAACAGGTGATTAATTTCTTGGTAGGCTATGGAAAATATCTAGAATCTCAAGGATTTATATTTGACAAATTCAGCAATGAAATAAGAGAAATAAACAACTGGGAAACTTCAGCTAAAGAATTCTTATATTGGACTAGGCAAGGATGGGCACCAGGATCAGCTATAACATTGAGTCCAGGTGCTGAGGGATTTGTTTTAAAAACCAGTAACAGTGTTATCAGCAAATTTCAAAATTCATTAGGACAATACTCAGTTTTAGATTCTGCTGGTCGAGCTATAGAAACTCAATATATTTCAACCAAACGTATTGGCAATAAATTTTCTATTGCTATAAAAAATACCGAAGAAGGTATCTATAATATTTCAATGAATGCTGTGCAAAAAGAACAGATTGTACTTTTTGATAACATCACAGTGTTCTCCGACATAATATTTGAACTGGTTACAGGATTCCGTCAGCAGAGATTAAAACTAGTGGGATGGAAGACCGGTGATTGGAACGGAGATTACTATTCTCCAGGATTCGTGTTTGATGAAGCCAAGGTGGATAGATGGGTAGCAAACACAGATTATCAAATAGGAAATACAGTAGAGTATGCTAATGGATTTTATGTAGCCAAACAGAATCACAATTCTGGTGTAAAATTTGATTTTGAGAAATGGACCAAGAAAAAATCTAAACCATCTGCTCAATTGATACCAAACTTTGATTATAAAATTGCTCAGTTCAATGATTTCTATAATTTGGAAACCAATAATTTTGATGAAACTCAACAGAAATTAGCACAGCATTTAACAGGATATCAATCTAGACCATATCTAGAAAATCTTTTCTTAAATGATGTTTCTCAATACAAATTCTATCAAGGATTTATTAGAGAAAAAGGTACACAGAATGCTATAGATAGATTGGTCAAAGCCAAATTCTACGGAGAGAATATCAATCTAAAAGTTTATCCAGAATGGATGATAAAGGTTGGAGAATTTGGAAATCTAGACGGCAGCAAATCAATACAATTGATTCTATCAGATAATAATTTTACAAGTAACTCTCAAAGTATTGAATTATTAAATGACGACAATGACACTGAAGATTATACAAGATCACTGTCTATAACCAGCGATAATTTTTATTCTAAGCCATTAGAGTACACAGCTTCAAACACATTCTCTCAATATGATTATGCTCAACAAGGATATGATAGAGATTTCGTGCAAAAATACAAAACTGCAGGCTATGTGAGAATCACAGATACACAACACACTGCATTCAATGAATCAGATCTATTAAATTTAAATATCAATGAGGTCAACAACAAAGATTTAGTATGGATAGCAAAAAAATCCAACAACGATTGGGACGTGCAGAGAATCACTTATACTGGACTTAATATTCTAACGATAAAACCAATCAACAACAACACACAGGTCGTTTTGGGATTCAACGGAGTACACAACTTAATAGTAGACCAATACATAGCCATAAACAACAGTCAGTTTCCTATATTAAACAAAGTGTATCAAGTTAAAGAAATTGTAGATGCAACTTCTGTTTTAGTTAATTTTGCAAATGCTTCCACAATCAGCAGATCTTTCACAGTTACTGACGAATCCACAGTGGCAACATATGGTAATTTATACCGTTTTATCAGTGTGAGATTGTCTTCGTTAGACACAGTTAATAATGTACTACCATACAATGAATATCAAATCGCAGACACTGTTAATCAGTTACCTGGAGACAAAATCTTTGTGGACAATGTAGGATCGAATTGGAAAATTTATGAAAAAGTTAATCCTTATGTAACTCTTAGAATAGGATCTCCAGACACAGAAGACAATCAAGAGTTTGGTTATAAAACAGTTGCTAGATCCGATGGAAAATTTGTTGCAATCTCAGCGCCTGGCAGCAGAGGTGGAACATCTCAAGGATCTTTAAATTTCTTCAGCAGAGGAGACAATCAGTCAGGATCGGTATTTTCACTTATAAACAGTTATACTATGAGCGACAGCACCACTGGTACCGGTCGACTAGGTCATAGTTTGAGTATCAGCACCGATGAAAATTTTATCGTGGCGGGAGCACCGTATGCCAATATTTTGACATCGGATGGCAGCACAAGACGCAATAACAGTGGGTTAATAAAATTATTCATTTGGAATCCTATAACAAAAGCATACGATGAATTCACAACCATAAAACCAGCAGATGACAGCTCGTCGGCAAATATAAATTTTGGTTGGTCGCATGCACTGGCAGAACCAACCATAGACAGTGATAGGAATGTGAGACAGAAATATCTTTTGGTTGGAGCCCCTGGATACGCCAGCGACACTGGAATAGTTTATCTATATACATATACTCCCGTGGAAGACAGCACATTTGCCGCATGGACACAGGACAACAGTGTGGTCAGCAGCCAAGCAGGAATTAATAAAAAATTTGGTCATAGGATGGCCATCAACGACAACGGTGACATATTAGCAGTGTCTTCAGTGAGTCCCGATGATGCTGGCATGGTAGAAATCTTCGTAAGGAATAGTCCAACTATTGGTGACAGCACCACATTAGGATTCACTCATGTGCAAACGCTCAAGGGAGTGTCGGCCGGAGACAGTACACTGAACACAGCGTTCGGAGAAAGTTTGTCCATGAGCAAAGATGGAACGACGTTAGTGATCTCCGCTCCGGGCAGAGACAATTTATCACAAGCGGATGCTGGTGCAGTTTACGTTTACAAATGGAACATAGACGGTTCGACCAACACTTATACTCTACACCAAACGATATATTCTCCGGAAACTGCGACCAACATGCAGTTCGGATCCACAGTACACATTAATCATGACGCTGACAGATTGGTCATAGGAGCAGAAAAATTTGCAAACAGTCGCACAGTAAAATTTGATAGTGGATTGACCACATTTGATTTGCAAGATACGCAAATAGTGGATCTCAATATAGGATCTGGAGGAGTTTTCACAGCAACCAAATACAATAATAATTTTATATTAGATGGCAAATTGATAACTGATAATGTGTCGGCCAATGATGATTTTGGTAGAGCTATATGGGTAATTGATAATACTATATTCGTAGGAGCGCCTGGAGATGATTCGAAATTTTCTAACGATTCTACTCGTGAAAATGATGGTATGGTTGCTGTGTTTGATTTAACAACACACGGATCATACAGCTGGAAAGTATCACAACAAGAAGAGGCATTGATCGATGATAGATTGATAGATTCGGCTTTTATATTTGATCGAGCAGAACAAAAGATCAAATCATACATCGATTATTTTGATCCTATCAAAGGTAGAATATTAGGTATAGCCGATAGAGAGATCAATTACAAAACTGAATGGGATCCAGCAGTTTACAATCTAGGTACAAACAGTGTTACAGTGAAACCAAACATGAGTTGGGCTGAAGAACACGTGGGAGAAGTTTGGTGGGATCTAAGCAAAGTTCGATGGATATGGTATGAACAAGGAAATCAAGAATATAGAACTAAGAATTGGGGCAAACTTTTTCCAGGCAGCACAGTTGATGTATACGAATGGATAGAAACTACATTGTTACCATCGGAATGGAATCAGCTAGCGGATACTGCAGTGGGATTGAGTCAAAAGATATCAGGACAACCACTATATCCAGACAACACAGTGTTCACTGTGAGACAAAAATATGATTCTCGTTTGGATGGTTTTGTAAATTACTATTATTACTGGATAAAAAATAGTGTTTTCTTACCTAACAGTGCGAAGAGCGTGAACACTAGAAACAACACCACTGGTTACATATCTAACATAATAAGCAATCCTAAAGGATCAGGTATCAGACATTTCGCAGTGTCAGACACAAATAAATTGATTGTATTCAATATTAAAAATGATATCATTAACGATAATACTGTATTAAACGTCACTTATAAAGACACAGTCGAAGAAGGTGATGTACATTATGTTTGGAAACTGATTAAAGAAGGTGATAAGGACGATGCACCTAATGCACAAATTGAAAGAAAATGGTGGGATAGCTTGATCGGTTCGGACGAAGCAGGCAACGAAGTGCCAGATATCTCGTTACCTTTAAATCAAAGATATGGTAATAAAATTAGACCAAGACAGAGTTGGTATGTGGATCGATTTGATGCACTCAAAGAGATTATTGATTATACAAATTCAATATTGGCAAAGAATCAATTGGCCAATAACATAAGATACAATAATCTAAATTCGTCAGAGCCCGAACCAACTGCAATATCTGGAGAGTGGGATAGCACTGTGGAAACCTATGACGACTTAACTTATATTGATACCAGAGATATCAGTGGCACAACTAACGTACTGGTAAAAAATGATCAAACATTCAGCAGAGGTTTTTGGGCTATCTATAATTGGAATGGCTCTGAATGGATCAGAACCAAATTACAAACATATAAAACCAGTGCTTATTATTCCGTTGTGGATTGGTATGATGTTTCATTTGATGCCAATGCTGCTATTGAGAAACAGTTGAATTATCAGTATGAATTAGATGCATTGACATTAGAGAATGGCAAGTATGTCAAAGTTTTAACAGCTGATACTGGCGGTTGGAAAATTTTTGAAAGCACTACAGATGGATTTAAAAACATTGCTACACAAAATGGTACCATACAATTAAAAACTTCTCTGTATGATTATTCTATTGATAATACAGGATTTGACGGACAGGATGCTTTTGATGTTAATTTCTTTGACACCGAACCCAAGTTAGAATTGAGAAAAATTTTTACAGCCATAAGAGATGATTTATTCATAGGAGACTTAAAAATAGAATACAACAACATCTTCTTTATCGGACTAAGAAAAGTATTAGAGCAACAGAAATATGTTGATTGGTTAACAAAAACAGCATTCATTAATGTATCTAACACTCTACGAGAGTTAGATCAAAGAAAAAGTTACAGAGTTACTACAGAAGATTATGTTGAAGAGTATATCAATGAAGTCAAACCATATCATACTAAAATTAGAGAATATAGATTGGGTTACACTGGGTTAGATACCGAAGATGGAATATATACAGATTTTGATTTACCTGCTTTCTATGACGGAGATGAGATTAGAAACGTGGACATAGAGAATGACGCAACAGTACTCAGCACATATCCTTATCGTTTTTGGAGAGACAATTATAAAAAATACGTAGATACGATTACAGTGATAGATGGTGGTAGCGGATATATCACTGCTCCCACGGTTACATTAGTAGGGGGAACCACAAAAACAGTTGGACCATTCACAGTGTTAGGAACCAGCACTCAAGGTACTTCTTCTGGTCAATTTGGATATTTCTATCCTCTGTATACTGCTCAAGTGGATGCTAATCTTGCTGATTCACAAGCTGGGGGAACTGGAACGAGTGAGCTATTTAAATTTGGTGAATTTTCTAGTGTTGATTTTTACATGCCTACCACAGGACAAAATGTTGCTATCACAGATAGACCCGAAGGATATGAAGTTTACACATTGAGTGATGTGACACAGGCTACTGCTAGAGCAGTGATCAAAGAAGGTGCAGTATCTAGAATAGTTGTGTTGACTCCGGGTAAAAATTATACTTCAACACCTAGCGTGATCATAACAGGTGGTGGAGCAAACGGTAATACTCCAGCAGATTCAGCACGAGCTTATGCAAATCTTAGAAATGATCTTGTAAGAGATATCAGTACCACAATCAAATTTGACCGAGTTCAATCCACAGCTACAGTATTGGCATGGACCAGTAATACCACTTATGCATTTAATGATCTAATTAGATATGATAATAAACTTTATAAAGTCATTGCAACATATACCAGCAAAGAAACTTTTGACGAAGGATTAACAAATCTGTTGGCACTAAGGGGAGATGAACCATATATCACAGCAGCAGAAAGAACACTAGGATTGTATACTCCTGCAGCAGGCATGCCAGGCAATGAACTTTCTCAAGTAATGACTGGAGTAGATTATGGTGGAGTTATGGTCACAGGATTGGCTTTCGATGATGGTCAAGGTTGGGATAGAGCTCCATGGTATGATTTGCCATGGGATGGATTTGGTTTAAGTAGAGTCAAAGTGTTTTATGGTGATGGCACTACAATCAATTTTACTTTTGATTTTGCTCCATTACCAACCGACGTATACACAGTTTATTTCACTGATATCAGTGACTCTTCGGCTCTGTATCCAGCTGCCACAGCAAACGTTAATAGAGTGAGACAGAGAACTCAAGTTCTAAGGGGAGATGGAACCACTAAAACATTTACTATTGTAGGAGATGATGGTAATCCTGCTTCTGCAAACACAGTCATTGAATTGATACCTTTTGATGATGACGGAGTGTTAACACCTACCGATGATAAAACGCTGGATTCTTTAATCAGTGGTGGACTTTTTAAATCAGCTTTAGGAGTATCGCCTACAGATATTATTGTGGAGGGAGATACTTTCATTACTCCAGAAACTAGTTATGCCCCAGAAGAAAATTTACCCGGCAGCATATTTGACACTGTGGATATTCGAGTTTACACAGCTCCAACATCGGGAGTGCCTTTTATAATAGTTAAAAATTATATAGGAGACGGATCAACCACTATATTCTCTATAGGACAACTGGCAGGCACACAAGCATCTGTGGTAGTTTCTTTAGATGGTGCAACACAGACTTTAAATTCTGAATACACGGTAGATATACAAAATAAGACAGTTACATTTGTATCAGCACCGGTATTAGATAGTAAAATTTCTATAAAAAGTTTTGCCATATCTGGCAGCAATTATATGGTTCTCGACACATTCGTAGGCGATGGATCTACATATTCGTTTACAACTAAGAGCAGAGAAACATATCAGTTGGATAGCTCACTAAGTCAATTACTTGTCACAGTGGATGGTATACCCACAACAGATTATAGCTACACAGTGAGTGGTAGAAACATCATTGTAAATTTACACACAGGAGATGGATCTTCAGCAAATCCTCCAGCAGCTGGAACCAGCATACAGATAGCATCTTTCAATCAGTCACCAGGTAGTGGTAGGGCCTATGCTGAAATAAGATCACAAGAGATTGTGTATGATGGCAGCACCAGTGATTATACATTGTCATATCCTCCAGGATCAATTGGTCCTTACTCAAGTTTGACTCTGTTAGAGCATCAAGGAAAAATTTTAAGAGGACCGGATAACACTTACTATTTAGGTGATGGAACCAGTAACACTTTTTCATTTGCTGGATATGCAGGATCTACTGAAGACGACAGTACATCTACAGGATATGTAGATGTTAAATCTGGAGAGAAAGACGGAATTATTAACACACCTATCACAATAGATTCTTGGTTACAGACAGAATATGAGAGTGCTTGGTATATGGCAATTACAAGAGACGAAGTTTCTGGAGAATTAGCCACAGCCAAATACTCTTTGGTTTATAATCTTGGAGACGCTTTCGTAAGCACTTCATCGATTACTCAAACAGGAATAGCTGAACATATCACTGTAGATGCTTCAGTAACTGGAGGTATAATATCATTATTAGGTACAGGTGCTTCTGCATTAAATTCTATTTCTTGGTATAGAATAGGATTAGGAGTAAACACAGTAGATACAACAGGATCTCAAATAGTAAAAATTAGTTTACCTTTCATAGATACTACTCCGGTAGCATTAGAGGCTCCAGGATGGGATAAAAATATTCATAGAGGTGCCAAATATTTTATATCAGTAGAAACTATTAGTGCTCCTATAGAAAGAAGTAACATAGAAGTATTATTAGTACACAACGGAACCAATGCATATGTCACTTCTTATAATGTAGTAAATGCAGGACCTTCGGATCTAGTCACAATTTCAGCTGATATAGTTGCAGACAAAGTAAGATTATTAATAGCATCTAACTCTCGAGACTGCAGAGTTAGAGCTTATAGAATATTACTGCGAGATGGAGATGTCGGTGATGGATCTAACTTTGTTGGAAATACCATAATTTCTAGCAGTGAAACTACAATAGATACTTTTCAAACTTCTGAATATATCGGAGCTCATTATCTTGTGACAGCATACAATGCTAGCGAAGGATCTGCGTCCATGTCAGAAGTAACATTAGTAGCAGGAGGCGGTGCAGTGTACACCAATACCGCACCTCATCTAAGTACCAAAGGATCAGATCATGTATCGTTTACTGGTTCTATTGCAGGAAATGTGGTATCATTCAAAGCCAGCGCAACGTCGGGATCTGGAACCATCGTCAGCGTTTATAGATTTGGATTATTACGTAATCCAGGAGGAGCACCGATTGATCCCTCTAGAGTTAGAGTATATCTTAACGGGATCAAAAAAGATCAATATTCAGACTATCTTGTTAACATTGATGCGAAGTCAATTACATTTAATATTGCTCCGTCTAGCTCAGATCTAATTGCTATATCCACACTGGTAGGAACTCATTATTTTGACAAAAATGATCAAATAGTTCTACAACCAGACAACATGTCTATAGATGGTATTACTCTTGCACAAGGAGACATTATCACAGCAACCACATTCAACAATGCTGTGGGCATGAACCAACGCAGAGAAGAATTTAAAGGAAACGATTCAGGAGAATTTTATCTTTTCCAAACTCCTTTAAACAATGATTATGTGTTTGTTTGGTTGAATGGAGAAAATCTAGTGCAAGGTTTTGATTGGATATTAACAGGCAATAAAATTACAATTACTAGATCAACAGTAACTAATGATAGAATAGATGTTATGTATTTTGTAACAGAAGGTAACAATTTCTCAACTGGTTTTAGAATATTTAAAGACATGCTTAATAGAACATTCTACAAGAGAATCAGTCAAACTAACACAACCACACTGGCAGCTGATTTATTATTGAATGATAAAACAATCACAGTGGTAGATGGCAGTGTGTTAAAATCTACAGATGGCAGCACACTATTACCGGGAGTAATCTTTATTGACAATGAGAGAATAGAATATCTCTACAAAGATGGCAATGTTCTATCCAATATCAGAAGAGGTACTCTAGGAACAGCGATAAAAAATCACACCGCAGGAGCAGAAGTAGTAGATGCATCTGGACAACAAACTGTGCCTTATGCTGACACAATATATACCAAGAAACATATTGCGGATGGATCAACCACAGCATTTATTTCATCACAATCTGTAAGTTCTCCCTATGAAGTTGATGTTTTTGTAGGAGGAAGAAGATTACCATATCTAAACGAAGACAGCAGTACCAATTATACTGTGAATACATGGGATGGCAGCTCAGCCAATGTTATATTAAGTGAGCAACCTGCTGCAGGTGTAGAAGTAAAAATTATACAAAAACGTGGGCAAATATGGTATAATAGAGGAGAAACAACTGCTGCTGATGGTAAAGGATTAGGTAAATCCAACACAGCACAGGCTAAATTCATAGCTGGAGAGCCAACAAATGCACCTGAATAAATATAACGAAATGACAGAACATGCAAAACAAGAATCAACCAATGAAAAACAAATGAAAGAATCCAAACCACAAGACAATTCAGGAATTAAAGTAGAAGGACATATCAAAATATGGGATCCTACCACAGGTGAAGTTATTGTGGATAAAAGAAATGCTATTCATTATGAAAACATGAGTATAGCACTGGCCAACAGTTTAGCTCATAAGACCACAGGATTCGTTCATGAAATGGCTTTTGGAAATGGCGGAACCACAGTAGACCCAACAGGAATTATAACATATCTAACTCCAAACACGTCTGGAAGCAATGCTACTCTATACAATCAAACATATTACAAAGTGGTAGATGACAATTCATCATCTAACAAAGATACTACTAGAAATAAAATGGAAGTGAGACATACCACAGGAAACAAATATACAGATATCATTGTAACTTGTACTTTAGACTACGGTGAACCAGCTGGACAATCAGCATTTGATAATACCACAGATTTTAATGACACGTATGTGTTTGATGAGTTAGGATTAAAATCTTGGGAAGGTACAGAAAACGGAAGCACTAATAAATTATTAACACATGTGATATTTCATCCTGTACAGAAGAGTTTGAATAGATTAATACAGATAGATTATACGTTAAGAATACAGTCATTAACAACATTTACGGAATAATTTAGATGCCTTATACAGTAAACAAAACAGACTCAACAGAATCACCCAATCAATACACAGTACAAGATTCTGTTTTGAATACTCAAACAGATATAGCCTTAATAGGAAAAGGATATGCCGGTTATGGTGAGATTGTGGCAGAAAATTTTTTACATATCTTAGAAAATTTCAGCAGCACAACAGCTCCCAGTAAACCTATCAAAGGACAGTTATGGTACGACTCTAGCACACAAAAACTTAAAGTTTTCACAGGTACTGCTTTTCAACCAGTAGGTGGAGCCAATTATACAGCCACATCTCCGGTAGGACTAGCAGCTGGAGATTTATGGTTCAATTCTACAACTCAGCAGTTATACATCAATAATGGTGGAGAGGATGTATTAGTAGGACCACCAGCAAGTACTGACAGCGGATTTTCTTTTGAAACTATATTGTCATCCACAGACGTGTCAAAAAATATAACCAAATTAAAAAATAACAATGTACTGATTGCAATCATTAGTGAAAGTGAATTTATTCCTAAAATTAATATATCAGGATTCCCTACAATCAAAAAAGGAATCACACTCACAGAAGACATAGCAGGAGTAGCATTCGCTGGTACAGCATCTAGTGCTAGCAGTTTAGCAGGTGTAGATCCGGATAATTTTTATTTAAAAACTGGAGGAAATCTTACAGGGCAAGTTAATATTAAGAATGATTTAGGATTAGTGATAGGTGCCGACGATGATTTTAAAATATCAGTAGAACCAAACGGCAACGTGTCCATAACTAATAGTACCAACAACGCAGATATTATTTTTACAATCAAAGACGGTGGTGCTGTGACCACAGTGATGACCATCGATGGAGCCACTTCACGAGTGGGTATTGGCACAATCACCCCTTCCACAACATTAGACGTCAGTGGCACTGTGAATGCTACAGCTTTCACAGGACCGATCACAGGAACAATTACAACTACAAGTGTTGAAGTTACCGACGGTGGATCTATAACATTTGATGGAACTATAGATGACAGCAACGGAACAATATTAACGGCCGCTGAACCTACAGGACCAAATACAATCACTTTGCCTAACAGATCAGGCACAGTGCTTACTACCGGTGATACCAACGGCAGCGCTTCAATCAGTGGTAACATGTTTAAAAGTAAGGTTACTTTGAGTATTTTAGATTCAAGCGGTGCAACGCTAACCACACTTTATGCGCCGGGATCTAATACCTAATATTGTTTTAACATTGACAATGTTATATTATTTGTTTAATATAAATTACTTTAGGAATTTTTATGGCAGTTAGAACACCTTTGTATTATGATGACACATCATCTGCTTCCACTCCTATATTGAAAGAGATGTCATCTGGACAGATCGATGAGATTAAGAATGCTTTTAAACAACTGTATTTTCAATCGCCTTCCGTGCAATTAACTGTGGTAGGCAGTGGTGGTAATTTAGGTACCTTGTATGACAGCAGATTGGTCGCTGGTGCAGTTTCCACAGGCACAGCATCATTTCCTGGAGAAGAAATCACAGAAGAACCTCAGATCACACAAGTGGGATTGAGCAGAATAAATCAAGTGGTAAACACCGTTGCTGTACCAGCAAACACTAATAGTATTGAATATCCTATATATTATGCTGTGTCTGGATCTGGCAATCCAGAATTGAGATCTATGAGTCTACAAGACATGTATGATACATTTGCTTATGACGTAGTAGATAACGATTTATCATCGGCTGGAGAAATATACACCATATCTACCAGCACTACTCTAGCAGGCTACACAGAAGTGAGTGGATCCGGCACTCCAGTATTCACAGACACTAGAGCTAATCCTGCAGGATATTCTGCTATTCCAGCCGGTGAAGACTCCACAACCACAACAGAAGTCACTAGTTATTATCTGCATAAAAAAGATTATGTAACTCCCGCTTATCAAGCACCAGCAAGATTAACAACTTTAGGAAACATCATAACTCCAGACACAGCAACATGGAACTCTGTGTTTAAAAGTATAATAAGATACATGGTAGCTAATGTGAACAGTTATAAATTGAGATATGAGATCAATGGAGCAGGTGCCACATGTGGCACAGTGATGACTGATACTCGTTTAGAAGGCAGCGGCAATTATCAAACATTCCTAGGCGGAGATGATGATTACAGAGCACAGGAATTTCCGGATGGATCCAGCGTTACCATCAACGAATACAAACTAACGATACAAAAGATATAATGATTTTACAAAACGGTCGTTTCACACAGGCTGTCTACGCCAGCAGTAAACAAAATTTAATTCTTGCCATATGGTATGATAATGCGAATAAAAGTCACACAGAAATTGCCATCAAACCAGATCTAAATGATAAAAATTATCAAAAGTTGTTAGAAACTTATTCACCGGATGAAATTTCTATAATGACCGACCAAAAAAGAAAACTAAACAGTCAAAGTTTTGAAATACTGGTTAAAGAAATAGCATTGGAACATGGATTGATCTATGATCCAGCAGTTACTAATCCTCAAGATAAATTAGTTGTGGATCATCTATTCAGTCCGCCTACAGGAGAAACAGGTACAGATCTTCTTTTTAATATTAAATCTAAAATATTTGATCTTCCAGCAGTAACACAATCCACTAACACAGAATTAAAGAAAAAACTTAGAGAAGCAAAAACTCCCCTAGAATCTCTATACGTTGCTGGAAAATTCCTATACGAATAAACGATATTTTTCCCATTCATGAGGATGATTATCCATGTGGGTAAAATGAACAAATTTAATTTCAGGATGAAATTCATTACCTAGGAACATGTAAGGATTACCACTAACTTCGCTATAACGTCTATTTAAACTGGTCAATGTATGTCTAGCGAAATGTTTATTTCTAGCTTCCATCCTACAAAACCAAGCATTGGGTAGAGTTATAAGTTTTAATCTTTCTCTCACAGAATCTTCTATAAAATGTTGTTCACCATTAACTGGACCAGAAGTGTAACCTTCCTCTATGTATTTTCTTTGCCAATATGCTGGATCGCTCATGAATTTGTTGTATATATAGTGACAATCACGAGGATAATATTTGTAGAATCCTCCATTGATACTGAATCTGTTCTTTTGTTCACCCTTGAGATCTCTCCACCAACCAGGAGCTGCTAGAAACTCGCCTTGTTGTACAGGATATTCAAATATTTTTTTATAATCATTAATCAGCAGTATGTCTATGTCTATCACGCAGATAGGTTCGTCTTGTTTCAAGGTCATGCCATACATTTTGTTCCATTGTAATTTAATGTTGTCAGACATGGCTTCTCTGATCCAATGAAATTCATACTCAGGCAGTTTAGATTCTAGATATTTTTCATATTCTGGACCGTATCTTGTGCCTATTCTAACTGCTATTATTTTCATTCCGTCCAATAGTTTTTAACCCACGAATTAACTTCGTCTTGTTTGGGTCCGTTGTTTAAAATACACACCTCATAATCCAATCTTAATTTTTCAGGGGTAGTGTCCTTGCCGTACTTGGCTCCTTTCCAATAGGAATAGGCAATGCCTGTAGGCAACAGGTCTATCTGTACAGGTTCATGATATAGATAGCGATCAATGCCTCGATATTTGAACAGTATCATGTCTTTATTTTTTTGAAAATAGTCATATATTTCATGTCCTTGCGTGCCTTGCCATTTCATTATGGACGAGTTGTATTGAGTGGGATATTTGTTTTCTGGTTTGGTTTTTTTATGAGGCAGCAAGAAACCTTCTTTCCATTGAGAATACAGTATAGAAACTGTTCTTGTTTTGACAGAAAATAATCTTTCGAGAGGATTCAATATCACAACATCTAGATCAAAGAATATATTGACATCTTTATCAAACAGTTTAAAAAGTTCTATTTTTGGCCAATATCCTATAAGATCTGATTCTATTTTGATTGTTTTTATCTTGGCATGTAATCCTTCGGAATTGTCAGTATAGCAGTAAAAATCAAAATTTTGCCCGCAACTGTTCTTTAAAACCATAGCAAACAATTTATTAACAAATTCCGGAGAGTATTTGTCACCCCATTTGACACAGATTATATTCATAATGCTAGCTTGTATTCCCATCGCGGATGTTGATATAGGTTTGATAAAAAAATTTTAGGAATCAACTGCCAAACAGTTTGTTCTACACCTCTGTAGAATACATTTTTAATTTTTTTTAAACTTTTTTGTTTCATTAGTAGTTTAGCCCATATGCTATCAACCAATCTCATGCTGGCTTCATCTTTTTTACATGATGTTATGTAAAGACCACTGTTAATGGGCAGAGAATTTATTATTGTAGGTATGAAAATCTGCGAGACTATGTTTTGATGATTGATGATGCCATCTTTGGTTCTTATGTGTTTGATAGGGAGCAGTTCGCTCAACACACAAGTTCTTACACAGATTCTATAACTATTTTTTCCCATGATCTCGTCGAAGTCATGTGCTGCTGTAGTCCCAACGGGCAAATTATTATAGAATAAAATCCATAATTTATAAAATTTTTGTCGATCAAATGATTCTATCAGTCTTTTTTGTGAAGCATTGTTAAGGAATTCTTTTTGTTCACATCTTTTGTAAAAGAAAGAAAGATCCATATCTCGTTTGTATTCGCTAATTTCATACATCGCACTAGATATTATATAATTTTTTATGTTTAATTAAAAGTGTATTTTGTAAGATCAGACACCGAAGAATCTTGAAATGCTGATTTTCTTCTGTGACAATTGTCACATATACCACAATTACCTAGATCCACGTCACAACTGCTGGTTCTATATAGATAGGATATTAAATTAAGTTTACCATATAAGTCGATAATTTCAGATAGATTTAAATTTCTAAAAGGTCTAACGTTGGTATGATAGTCATTGCTGATCTGTTCAAAACCGATATGTTTGCTGACCCCAAATATTTTTCCATTTTGTTTTTTAACATGTTTGTATAATTCTGGATATTTTTTTGAATTCTGTTCAAGATAACCATCAAGTTTATCATTGGTGATAAAACCTCTACTCCATCCGCTGTCTTTCAGCAGGTTAACACTTTCTTCGTAAACTTTATTATAACCAGCAAGTACAAATTTAATTTTGTTTCCGTATTTTGATACAAGTTTTTTAGATGCAGAGATAGATAAATTGTATCTGTTGAGAGCATCGTCTCCCAATTCAACAGTGTGGGTTCCTCCCATACTATCCATAGAATCTTTAAAAGTCTTTCTCAAAATATCTAATTTGTTGGAGTCATTTTTATAACCTAAGACTACATCAGCAGTGATCAAAATAAAAACAACATTATCTATGCCATAGATCTCTTTGGCTATCAAAGCCAACAGAGTGGATTCAATTCCCCCTTGGAATAATATTCCAATTTTTTCATTGGAACTAATTTTAGGAAATTCTGCAATTTCAAATTTAGTTTTATTTCTTCCTAAAACATAAGAATCATTCATGATCAACAATCTTTTCTTTGTAATGCCACAAAGTTTTTTGTGGTATTTTTACACCGTTAGCTTCAATCACATGCACTTGAGATCCTGTACATCTTTGATGACATATTGATGTCTCATTAGCATACATCATTTTTAACCAATCTTGAAACGTAGTGTCATTCAAGATTTCAAAAATGCTTCGTTGATGCAACGATATAGCATATTTATCTTTGCTTATGAGCCAGTTATTAACCTTGTGAAATGAAGAAGCAGTCCAACAGCAGGGAAATAATCTACCCCAAGAGTCCACGTAGATCTCTTTTCTCTGTTTGTGCAAGCAGATCAGCGGGCCTCGATGTTGCATGTGTTGTATATCAAATCTGTCTGCCGTAGGAGGATATATTTTTTTAGTTGTGTTGTTTTCATCATGATAGACAAAAGGTTTATCGAAATCTTTAAATCTTGCAGAAATTTTTAAAACAAAATCTCGAAAACCTATTTCTTTGGCCATTGTTTCAGCTGTCTCTACTTGATGCTCATTGTGGAAGAAGGGTATAAAAAACCATTTGGCATTGGCTCCTGTTTTTATAAATGCTCGAGCATTATCCATTAATTTTTTCCATTGCACTCCCACTCTATAGATATGATTGGTATCTTCTAAACCGTCGATATGCCACTCCACAAATGAGTGAGGAGTTCGAGCATAGATGTTGCCTAACCTCTCCCAAAAATCAGTGTTGCGTACTCCACCGTTGGTACTCAGTGTAATCATGATGGTAGGATTGTGTTCTAATACATACTCGTGAATCTGTATCAAATCATGAGCAATAGCAGGATCACCGTAATTGCCACAAAATTTAATTTTTTTTAACTGACCAACAAATTCTTTAGGGAAAAATTTAACAAAATCTGTATAAGATATTTCTGACTGATTATTGAGTATTATTGGGTTATTAGTTCTTGAGCACATTGGGCATTTTGCGTTACAACGGCTTGTAATTTCCACATGTACTGAATCTATTTGGTTCATTTTGCTATTATACATATGTATTTGTTTAATATCAAGCAAGTTAGTTAAATCCTAGCAAAAACCCTTTAAAACGTTATTTGCGAAAGAAAATAAATACATGGTATGGCATACATTGTAAACAAAACAGACGGATCACAATTAGTCACAATTACAGACGGTACAATAGACAACAGCACATCACTGTATCTGTTTGGTAAGAGTTATTCCGGATACGGAGAATATCTCAATGAAGATTTAGTAAGATTATTAGAAAATTCAGCTTCTACAGCCAGTCCATCAGCACCATTGAGAGGTGAGTTATGGTTTGACACCAACACCAATCAATTAAAAGTGTATGACGGCACATCATTTAAACCTACAGGTGGAGCAAAATCACAATCAGCTGAGCCCACAGGAGCTTCTGCGGGGGACCTATGGATTGACAGTGATGATGAACAATTATATTTTAGAACCAGTTCTAGCACATGGCAACTGGTAGGACCATTATATTCCAAAGGTCAAACTCTGTCAGGATGGAAAATAGAAACTATCAATGACAGTTTTGGAAGCGGAAGAGTAATCAGTTCAATGTATAATGGCAACACTAGAGTTGCAATCATGAGCAGTGTAACTTTTACTCCTGCATCAGCACCGTCTGGATTCCCAGAAATCTATGCTGGTATCACAATGAGTAATGCATTAGGTGCAACTTTTGCTGGAACCACTACCACAGCAGCTAATTTAAATATTTCAGGAACCACTAACGTATCAGGCACAGTGATCGCTGGCGGTAATATCATGAGAAAAGATGCAGCACAAACCATGGCAGGTGTGTTGACTATTTCTACAGACAGCGGTTTAAGAATTGGTGCAGCTAATGATTTACAATTAACAGTATCAGGTATTGACTCTATAATTTCTAACGTCACTCAAGATGGTGATATCGACATGCAAGTTAACAACGGTGGATCCACAATTACACCGATTAAGATTGACGCAGCTAATGCTAGAGTAGGTATTTTTACAAGCTCGCCTTCGGTACCATTCGAAGTTACAGGCGACGTAAGAATTGTGGGAAATTTAAGTGTTTCAGGAGAATACAACAACACCACTAGTTCAATCAATGTAATTGATGATAACTGGTTAAAATTAAACACAGGTAACCTACAAGCAGATGCTGGTATCATAGCAGAAACAGATTCTTTAACTGATGATGCTAGATTGTTTTGGTCAGTATCAGATAGTTTTTGGTCAGCAGGTAGCAATGCTTCATATTCTCAAATAATTAGATTGGCTGATGCTACTATAGATGGTGACGCTAACAAAGGTAAAGTTTTAAAAACCTCAGGTGCAGGTAATGTTAAAGTCACAAGTTTAACTCTAGGTTCGGTAGGAACTAATCTAGTAGATTCTTCAACATCTGTAACACAATCACCAAATTATAGCAGTGCCGATGTACCAACAAAAGCACAGGTAACTGAGTCTATTACTAGATGGGGAGGTAACGCTGTTACTGTAGATGGCACGCTTGGATCACCAACAGGTAATAGTATTGCTGGTAGACGATTTGTAGAAACTAGTACGCCAACCAGTGGGCAAGGAAGTAACGGGGATCTTTGGTTTGTAAGGGAGCCATAATTCCATGCCCTACACTGTTTCAAGCACTGTCAAACCTAATGACACCTACACATTCACTTATGATGGTTTAAAATGGACTGGAACCATTCCAGCTGGCGCACAATCTATGTCAATTTATCTTTGGGGTGGTGGAGGCGGAGGTGGAGCACAAGAAACTGCTGGAGCCAACGGAGTGGGTGCAGGCGGACACTATGTTCTTCATTCTTCGATTGATCTTACATCACATGTAGGAGAAACTATAGCACTAGGAGTAGGTGGTGGAGGAGGTGGAGGAGCCAATGGAGGTGGAGTAGCGGGTGGATTTAATGGTAGAAGTTTAACAGGATATTCAGGTGGCGTGGGAGGTAGTTCAGGACCTAACGGATCTTCAGGATCTGGCGGAGGAGGTGGAGGAGCCACAATAATAAAAATTAATAATATTGATACTGCTGTAGCTGCAGGTGGCGGAGCAGGTGGAGGAGGTGGAGCAGACAGTCAAGGAGGAGTGGGTATAATCACTAATTCTCCAACATCAGCCTCGCCAGGAACGCTAGGAGAAAACGGCACACCTCATAACGGTAACGGTGGTGGTGGTGGCGCTGGTGGTGGTGGTGTTGATGGCGGAATTGGTGGAGATAGCAATGATAATGACGTCGGAGGTACTGGCGGATATTCGGGTTCTTCTTTGGTTCCAATTGGAGGAACAACCACAGTAGCAAGCGGACAAACGCCAGCAGGTTCATCAGGTGGTGCAGGAGTGGGTGGAAATCAAGGTGCTTCTGGTACAAATGGCAAAGCAATAATAATTTTTACAATCAGTGCAGATACCAAAGTTAAGGTTGATAATGCATGGAAATCTATCACAGCAATAAAATTTAAACATGACGGGATTTGGAAGAATATCACTGCTGCCTACGTGAAAATAAACGGAGTATGGAAAGCTGTGTTCAATACAGGATTTAATTGGCAATCTACAGCGGCGGGGTTTGGAGATGCTACTGGTAATCCTTATTCAGGTACTCCAGGCAATGATCCGGCTGCTCCAGGTGGTGGAGGAGGAGGCGGATGTTCTATAATCTGTACAAAATTATATGAATTAGGCTATCTGTCAGATGAGATATATCAAGCAGACGAGCGTTTTGGTCATTGGCTGAGACAAACAGATCCCAACGCCTATTATGGATATTTAAAATGGGCACGAGTAGTTGTGGATTGGATGAGCAACGAAGGTCCACAGTGTATGTTTTGGATACAAGATAAAAAAATTAGAAATGAAAAACAGAGAGAAATGGCCACAAGATGGGCAAGAAGAATTGCTACTCCATGGGCTCAGCACATGGCTTATAAGATGGGAGTATTAAAAGAAGACAATCGAGCAGGCAGATACATTATGAACATAGGTATTGCTGTGAGCAGATTGATTGGAAGATTCGTTAAGCACACTAATCAACCTACAAAAAATGTAGCCATAGGTTATGCTATGTGGGCAATGTTTGGATTATTATATATGATAGCAGGAGTGAAATAATGGGAATATCAGTTGAACAATATCTACATGACAGACAGGCCTGTGCTCAATGTCGAGAACATGGCGACGAAGAACATTGTGTCTCTACTCTATTGAGCAGAGAAGACAACTGTATTTTTTATAATGCCATACTAGCATATCATCTTCCAACAAGATCTAAAGACGCAGCATTCACACCAGATGAAGGCAATGTTAATGCACAGACAGATTTCGTACTGTTACAAGGATTGAGAGACAGTGTATACGAAGACAAGATGGTAGAATACTATGTGAGAGCGGAAAGAATAGTGACACAGATTAAAGGTATACATAAAAATGATCAAACCATATGGCGTGGTTATTACGAGAGATATGTGAGAAATATTCTAAATTCTTTAAGAAACAGTAATAAGAGTGAAGCTATTATAAAAACAGCTGAAATGTTAGAAGCACTAGAATATACTAATGGTAGAGTGATATGCACTTGGTTGAGAAACAATGGCTTATTTTCTGCGGAAGATCTTGCAATTGATACTCAATTCAGTGTACAATATTTGAGTGATAATACCAAAATAGGTTATTGGTTATGGGCATGTCCACTGGTACAGTATATGGAAAAAAATTACAAGACAAAAGTTGATTCTTTATTTGTAAAAACTGTTAGAATCATTGCTCAAGCTAGAGCCAACGAGATAGCATATCAAGTGGGAGCAAGATCTCAAAGTGATATGCTGGGTAAATTTGTTAGAATAGTGGGAGAAGGTGTGTGTTTTATTATAGGTTCTATAGCAAAACCTTTCTTAGTCAAGAAGTTTAACAATTGGCTGACAATGTATTCTACAAAATAAGGATAATTAATAAGGAGAAACAACAAATGGCCATAACAAAACAACAAGTAGCTGATTATATCAATGCAAATTATCAGTCTAGT